GGCGTTATCTTTCTGTCAAAAAGAATCTGATTTCGGTTTTGTATTCGATTTGCAGTTTTTTTGTTTACTTGTATCGCTCCGCGCCTGCTATTGCAAGGCTTGCATGCCGGCACATATCCCTCATCTATTGTTCCGCCTTCATCGGTGGGCACAAGGTGATCTAGTTCGGTTGCTTTCGCGCGCCTGCACCAATGACATGTGGGTTCATCTCTAAGCAGTTCGGCTCTTGCTGCTTTGTAGCGCTTGCTGTCGTATTCAGTGAGCGGGCGTGCCATGTCTTAAGACCTGCTAGCGCGCGCTGTCGCGCTTGCTCTCAAGTTGCTGTGAGTGTGTTGCATGTCGGGCTCGAGTCTGTTGAGTTTGTTTGTGGTATGTCATCGTTAAGCGTAATGCAAGACAGACCCCTGAAGAGCCCCCCGTCCGTTGCCACACTGGACTCCCTATTCAATTCCTTTACTCACTGCGCTTCGGCGCTTTGCCCATCGCCTTTCGTGTTGCAGGTTTTGGGCGCGCCGATCTAACTCTGTTCCCAGAGATGAAAGTCCCGCATCATGCGAACGATGTACGACCATGCGACTTGCCAGTTGTAAAAGGGTTTACTTTCTATCAGACCTTGCCATAAGCGCGCCGCATAACACCGTCAAAGCCAATGCAAGCCAAACTGTGCGGCTCATGGCCTTGTGTACCTTCGCGCTAACGCTTCATGCGCTAAGACAAGCTCATCTTCTAATTCCTGAAGGCGTTTTTCTAGCGTTGCAATAATTCGGTTTGAGTTGTCACGCTCGCGCGCAATCGCTGTCATGTGATCGTGTAAACGGTCGTACTCTTCGTTGGGGTTTCTCATGCTTTCATCCTGTCTATTAAGACTCGACACTGTCCCGATGACAAAGTCTCCACCACTACATCATCCACGCCAAGCGTCTTGTGAATGAACTCAAGCAGCTGGAAGTCATCCCATGCTTTACCGCGCGCAAGGCTCTTCAAGAAGCCGATCTGTTTAGGTGTTGCACCGCCGAATGTGTCCGGTGCAGGTGTGCTATTTACGCGGTTTACTTTCTCCATTTCGGTACTTGATGCGCGCTCTCCAGTGTGTCCCAGTGGGCCGTTACTTATTGCGCGTCCGATCGCAGATGTTTCGCAGTTCTCTAGAAACGATGTTTTATTTACTGGGGAGTTTCCCATCACCTCTTCTGCCCATCCAGTAGCAATGATTCGTCCTTCGTTGTCAAAGGTCTCGCATCGGAAGATGACCGTAGAAGCGTCGTAGTGCATCATGGTCGTCACGATCTGTCCTTGTGGGTAGGCAGTCCAGAAGCGCTCTAGGCGCTGTGCAACGGTCTCATAAAGCGATAGGTCAAAGTGTGCCATTAGCGCGCCTTCCATACGATCGCCATGTTGCCTGCAAGCGTTGGACGCTCCAAATCTGTGGCGTAGACAAACTTGTCTTTGACTAGGGAGCCCCGGGTAGGTCTGACGGTGTTGCCAGAAATGCCTAGTGCGCGCTCGATCTCTTCGTCTGTCGCGCCGCCTGTCTGTTTTAGGTACTCATAGACCCGCCTACGCTTTGAGCCCGATTTAGGCAAAGCGTTTAGAGCTGCAAGAGCGGATGTCGGTTTTGCGCTGGGTGAGATGATTACGGTATTGCGGTCTATTGCAATGTCTTCTCGGTATGCGCCGAGTCCGCGTGTGGGTGCAAAGAGTTGTAGGTCGTTCATTTGATCGGCTTCACTTTCTTGCATGCTTTGAGGTCTGGGTGACTCCAAAGGATTTTGGTCGGGTTATTGGCGTGCGGTGTGCCGTGCATTTCTAGTCCGCATTTCTTGCAAATTATTTTGTGCATGTCATAATCACATTGATTGCCGCTCGAATTACTGACGCATTAAAGCGCGCTTGTTCTCCGCCTGCTTCCATGCTTGCGTCGTACATAATTGCTAACTCATCAAGCAAGATTGAATGATCTAGTCGCTTAGGTTTTGGTGGTCGATTCAGCAAAACTTCGTCTACAAAACTCTTAAAAGTTTCTGCGTACTTTTCGCTGTAGTTATCGGGATACATCTGTCGGGTCTCCTCTGTTATACCAGTTTCGGGATAGGGCTCTTCGGTCACTTCGGAAGGTTCCAAGGTGTCCATTTAGAATTATGCCACACTGCGAGAGCTGCGGTGAGGTTTACTTTGGGATCAAACAATTCGTCGCACACTGTCAAGATTCCTTTCGCTTGTAGCCAACCTTGAGGCCAGTATGCCGAAGGGGTGCACCAGAATCCGTTGATCTGCATATAGCCGTAAGAGCCGCCTGCGGTGTCTCGAGGGTTAAATGCGTCTGGCGTGCAATTTGACTCGCGTTTAAGAACGCGCATAAGGGTCGGTGTTTCGGTTGCAGGCCAGCCAACACTTAAAGCGAGGTTGAGAGCTTGCGCGCAAGCCGTAGCCGGCGTAGTGACGGGGGGTGTAACTACGACTGGCAGTGTGCCAAGTGGGATCGTGGCATAGACGGTCTCGGGGCTTACTTGAGACATGCCTTCAGGCGCTTTAGAAGCGTCCCAGAGCAGCACAAAAGGGCAAAGCCCTATAGTTACCCATGCAAAGATTTTGATCGTTAGATAGCTCATTGTTGAAAACTCAATTCTGTTGGGACGCCCCAGCTGTCGCCTGCCAATGTGCGGAAAGCGATCTGTGCGCGGATGATTTTGTGTGTGTCTTCGTGTCTAAAGATCTGAACAAGTATTTCTTGTCCGTTGTCCATTGAGCACCGACCTACCTCGTAGATAAAGACTTTCGGTTCGGTCATGATTTGTACTCCTATCGTCGGTACTTCGACCATAGAGGATCAGTGTGCGCTATTGGGGGATTTCGGCGAACACTCTCTGAAAGGCTTGCTTCACAAGGGCTGGAGAGTCTGCCATAGCCGGCGTGATCTCATAATGAAGCCAATCGCCTGGTACGCCGTGAATAGTTTCTTTTGTGTATTTTTGCCACTTCTGTCGGTCGCATCTCCAGCCGCGTCCGAATGGTGCTATGTAGTCAAGTACGCATTCAAGGCCGAGCGCGTTCGCGTTAGCGGTAACGATGTTTAGAAAGGTAACTGATCCTTTGCGACTTGCGTTCGGATGTTTTTCTGACTTGCGGTATGAAAGATCTACTGCGCGCCCTGTGGCATGCACTGACAGATTTTCGGATCCGCGCATATTTCTTACGCCCCACGACCCATTGTTCCAGAAAGCGCCGTTGCCGTATTTAATTGCCTGTCGGATCCATTCGTCCATTCCTGCGCGCGGGCCAGCTGCGGCTCCGTCGGAGTTACCTGTGTACGGTCTCAAGTTTGGGACTGCTTTGTTCGCTGGGATCACGCTCATAATGTTGGCGGATCTTTAGGTCGGTCTTTAAGCCCGTTGCCAGCGAGCAGACCGATTAAGCCGCCTGCCAAAGTCATGAGCATCGGCGACAAGACTCCCCATGCTTCGGCGTCATTAGGACTTTGCTCTGTAGGTTGTACGACAAAAAGCAGTCCGAAGATAAGTGATGCGATTGCCATGACGAACGATGCGGTGAGTCCGATTCCTACAATAAGGATCAGTCGAGCTTTGATTTGTTCGTTGCTTAAGCGGTTGTCTGGGTTCATGTGCAACGCCTTTCAAGTATTCCGTCGGCTTTAGTGGTGTTGCAGTTTTCTCGGTATCGGTCAGCACAAGCGGTCAGGACGAGTGCAAGCATGACACTAGCCAAGTAGTAGCGCGGCTTCATCGGCTGTAATTCCTAGCCTGTCAAGTACGGCTTGTTTTGCTGTGGCTTTGTCGGCTTCGGCTTTAATGTGTGCGTCTTGTTCGGTTTTCATTGTTGCCCACGCTTCGCAAGTTGCTTCATATTCGGCAGCATTTAACACAATGTTTTCGCCGTTAACGCTTTTAGTCATTGTTGGGTTTTCTGTTTTAATTTGTGTTAAATACTGTGCTTTAGTAGTCATCATGCGCCCTCATAACTTCCCATAACCCAAATAGTGTCGCTAGTAGTCCAAGTGAACGGGACAGTGGAAGTAACCGCCCGGTCTTGGTCTTGTAATTGCACAGTGCCGCTAGGCGCATTAAGTTTTGTAAGTGCTGTAGTGCTGCTGCGTGGGTCTGTTGCACCTAAAACTATTTGCGCGCTTGCGTCAAGAAATAAAACTTTTGTTACTGCGCCTTGCGCGGCTTCTGTTGACGCTGCCGTAACTGGCCAAGTAAAAGTAGGTTGTGTTCCCATGCTCGTTGTTGAGCCAAAAACAAGTTTAAGAGTAAAGAAAACTGTTTTACCAGACTGCGAATATCTTGCGGTTTGTGTTGCGTTACCGACAGTCAAGTTTGTCCATGTTGGTGTCCAAGCCGCCCAATCTGTAGCGCCGACACTTGCCCACGCCGCGCCCGTGTAATACTGCACAATGTTTGTATCCGACAAGTAACAAAGTTGCCCCTCGGCTAGTACCTTTTCGCCTGCACCACCAAACGCCGCATCTCGAGTCGTGGAATTAGTAAAGACTGGGACGCCTGTGCCGGCGCTTATATTCATATTGGCGGCGGTCAATACCTCGCCAGCGGTAAAAAGTGGGACGCTTGTTTGCTCGTTTGGCATATGTTTATCCTAAGACATTTTCTTGGTCAAGTGTGCCATACACAATGTCATCCAAGATGAGCTCATAGACGATCGTGGTTGGTGAGGTGAAGTAGGTGACTGCGTGCCCAGCCGACAAAGTAAGTCGGTGCTCAAGTCCTTCAATGGTGAGATCTTGTGCAAACTGGGTTGGGCCTGCCGAAGTAGTAATTGACTTTTGGATTGCGATTAGGTCGCCGACATCGAGGAGCGCAAGTGTGTCTTGGTCTAGTGCAGGTGTGCCGGGGAACTCGGTGCCAAGGAAGTTGAAGCGTGCTTCGGGATCTGGACTGATTAGGTATTCGGCAAGTGTGAGAGCTGCGGCGTCGTTATGCAAAAGCGAGTCGGTGATTGACTGGGTCTGCACAAGATACAAGGCTTGAGATGCTAGGTCTTCTGCAACTTCTGGAGTGTTTTCTCCAACGCGTGCGACCGATGCGCGGTTTACGACCGTGTCCGCTTGAAAGGAGATGTCAATAGCCGAGTAGCCGATCTGCGTACCGTCGTCATGGAACTCGGCGACAGGGACTCCAAGCGTCTGTCCGATTCGCTTTTGGAAGGTAATCGTGCCTTCTCGATCCACAAAGATTCTGCCCTGCTCCGCTTCATTAATTTTGTTGGCGTACCCTGCGACCGATGTACCGTTGGCGACAGTGTAGGCAGCTGCACCACCAAGGGTCGCCACGCCTGTCTCAATGCTCCTAGCGCCTGTGTAAGCGACTTCTGGTAGATCTAGCAGGTCATCAAAACGCTCGCTCGAGAGCTGCTCTGTGACATTCCATTCGGCAAGATAAGTCTGCCCCAACTGGTACGAAAAGTCCGCGCAATTTAC